AAAGGCGGCTATGTTTGCGGCGGCTGATGAAACCAATGCAAAATTTGAAAGTATGCCGAAAACCTTTTCGCAGATTTGGACTTCTTTTCAGAATACCGCTTTGATGGCGTTTCAGCCTGTTCTTCAACGAATGAACGAGATTGCCAACAGTGAAGCATTTCAAGAGTTCGTGAACAACGCTATTGAAGGGCTTTCAATGGTGGCGGGTATTGCCCTTGAAATCTTTGATTTGCTTGTGGGTGTTGCGGGTGCGGTGGCTGATAATTGGTCGTGGCTATCCCCTATCATTTACGGTGTAGCAGCCGCCCTTGCGGTTTATTATGGGTGGCAGTTAGCGGTAAACGCTATCAATGCAATCACCAAAGGAATTCATATTGCAATGGCGATTGCACAGATGATTCATGCGGCGGCAACGGGGGCTTTAACAGCCGCCACAGCAGCGGAAATTGCAGCACAGAACGG